AAGTTTGTTCTTGTTAGTTCATCGTTGAACTCAAAGAGTTGATCCTTAGCCGCTGCTGAAATAGCATCTTCTAAGAAGATGAACAATCTACGAACGTTGATACGATCAAATGCTGATGACTTACCAAATCCAGTCTTATCTCCAAAGAGAATAATACCAGCACCAGGTGATGTAATCACAGGGTTGATTCTATTTGAATATAGAATATCTCTCTGTTTTCTACCTGGATTATAGATAAGTTTCACTGCATTCAGTATAGCACCTCTTGCAGTTCCTGCAGGAGAGAACCAAGGGAATTGCTCAATGTCGGTTCTTGCACAAGTTCCAGCAATATCTCCATTTAATGGGACATAACGGAATGTATTATTGAACCTATCAAACATATACTTGTATCCGCTATCGAATACAGCGTATGTTGATGATGTTAACGGTGTATAGAAACCAACCACTTCATTAGTGATTTTGTCTATATTATTCACCTCAACAGTTCCAGCAGCACCGCTATCATTTAAAAATGCTTGACGGAAAGGTGAAATAAATGCAACTGCATCTTTTCTTGCCTCTGCAACTTGAATACATTTTGAAGCAAGTGCTTGTGATTGTGATCTAATGTGATGTGCTGCACCCATTAAAATAAAATCAACCTCAACTTCTTCAGTATTCTCAAAAAGGTTAAGACCAGTAATAAGATCATCTAAACCAGAATTTAATGCACCTGGTGTTTCATAATCTGATTTTCCAGCACCAACTCCACCACTGTAATTTGTTCCTCCAGAAAGTGAACCAGTTACAACACCTGAACCTGCAAATTTAGTATTTGCTGCATCCTGATCCCACGAGGTATCAGAATCTAGTTCATATGTGTTTACTCCACCATCACTAAATCCTATTACAGTTGTACCTGATGGTTGATCACCACCATAAATGTATTGTGAATTAGCAGCAAGATACTTTCTCCAATATGCAGTATTACCAACTCCATATTCAGCATCTTTTGCTTTTGATAGATTGAGATGTTTTTCAAGAATTGTTCCAGCGTTACCTGTAATTGTTCCCTTGTCATCAATGACAACAACGTGAACTTCATCAAATCTACCACCTCTTGCTTCAGCGTATGCTGATGTACCAGGTGCGTTTGCTAAACCATCCCATTCAATTTTATTAAAGTTACCTTCAAGATCTTTTGTTGTTAGAACAATATTTTGTTGTTCAAACCAATCTTTTTCAGTAGCATATGTTGCTGTTCCTCTAACAGTTGAACCATCTTGGATTGTAAGAGTTCCACTTTCAGGTAATGCAAATGTACCATTCTGTTTGTAATCTACATTTCTTATTGTACCAGCGGCTGATACGTGAGCATTGAGTTTTACACCAAGTTCACCTTCACCGATTTCAGTAATAACTCCACGGAATGTTCCATCAAGAACTGCTGTTGTACCTGTACTTACATTTGTTATCTCAACAGTGTTAGGTGGCACATCAACCTTAAAACCATTACCAACAGTAATAGCAATACCAGATTGTGCAACAGTACCAAATTGGAATACAACACCAGTTTGTGCTCCAGTGTTAACACTATTACCACTTAAAATTACTTCACTTGCATTAATTGCAGTGATTGTAAGTCCAATACCAATAACACCTTCAACTGAATTTGTTGCTTGATTTAATGATAAACCTGCTGTGTTAATACCAGTAATTTTATTTGTTGTAATACCAATGTTACCAACTGCTGCATTTGCTAATGTAAATGCGGTTGAATTAGTCGTTGTAACACCAGTTAAAACTTGGTCTGCTTTCGCATCAATTATTGAGACTAATATATCGTTAGCATAAGTACCAGGTGTTTTTGCTATAACAGTAACACCAGTAATTGTATTATCATCATATTGTAATTGGTTATAGTGGGTATCACTTTTAATTGTAATAGTGGTACCTGATCCAATAAAAGCATTTCCAAGACCACTATCACCAGCTCGAACAACTTGCATTGTTCCACCATATGCTAGAAATGATGATGCAACCATCCAATATTCATAATGTTTATCAATAGAATAAGGTTGACCAAAAGTCTGCAATAGATCCTCTTCGCTTTCAATGAGTTGTGGTTCCTCCACAGGACCTTTAGAAAAAGGAGCAACTAGTGCACCAATAGAGCCGCTTACAGCGTCCACTCTACCAATGGTAAGGTCAACTTCTCTTACTACGATACCAGGAGAGGCTAAATTTAAAGCCATATTTGTTTCTCCGAATCTCAGGATATTTTACTGAAATTATTTATTCTTTACTATTATTACACTGGGGAAACAATGCATGAACTACCAATCTGGATACTCCCATTCCCTGATCTTTGGTTTCTTTCTACTCTTTACTCTCTTAATAGTACATTCCTTACATTCATAAGAATATGATGATTTAATGTTTTTATTTTTTCTTGTAAGATAATAACCATCAATCAAATCTTTCATTATACCACAAACTCTACACTTTCTTTCTGAGAGTGTAAAGTGACCTAATTCTAGTTGTTCATCGAATTCCAACGTTCTTCTTCCTCTTCATCAACATCAGCGTATGCATCTGGATAGTAAGGACCGTGAGGTTTCTTTGCTTCCTCTCTAATATACTTAGTCTCAAATGTTGTTAGAGACATCCACGTTGCGAGTTTCATTACAATGAATATAATCACAATCGGCATAAAACAAAGTAAAAGAACAACTGAAGTCATAATACTTGCATCACTCCCACTATTTCTGGAAACTTTTGTGTAAGATGTCTTTCAATACCCATTCGTAAAGTTTGAGCACTCATCGCACAGGACTCACAAGCACCACTTAATCTAACCTTTGCAATTGCTGCTTCTTCTCCTTCCTTTACTCCATAATACATTCTAACATTTTCTTCTAAATTATAATCTAACTCTATAAATTCAAGATATCCACCATCTGATTCAATATAAGGACGTATATCATCAAGTGATTTATTAACTTCAACTGGATCTAACATTACAATTCACCTCTCCAAATAATATCAGAACCTACTGGTGCTGAAGAACGTGTTGCAATATTTAGAGCGATATTACTAAAGAACCAGAAAAAATTAACAATCCAAGTTTGTTGCCAACAAAATTTACGATTTGTAGTTACTATCAAAATATTTAATTCATCACCTTGTCGTCTTACAATCTGTTCAAGTGTCAGTGCGATTACAAATCCAATTGCAAATATAAAAAAACAAAAATTAAAAAATTGAGAACTAACAAGAAAAAAGTATGCCATTAATAATAATCCCACATGTAAGAACGATCCCCATACTCATCAGTTTTCCATAAATCACCATCTTTGTCAACAAAGGAGTCATCACCAAAACCATCAGAGATGAAACCAAAGGGTGCCATATCTTGTTCGATTTGATTTTTTTGTTCTTCATATATTCTCTTTCGCACATCATTATCAGTCATTTCTTTAAAATAATCCTGTGCAACTAACCAAGAAAATATTACAAGACACATTGCTAGGTCATCATTACAACCATCCTCTGCCTCAAATGAATTATGTTTTTGAGCAAAAGTTGTTAACTCTGATATTATATCATAGTCACAAAGTATTATCTTATCATCTTCAAGTAATGTTTTGAGATTAGAACATCCTAACTTTTTGACTGCTGCTGTTGTTCTAACACCAAGTTGAGATCTTTTTCCACTGAATCCTGCTCCTACAACCTGTCCATTACGTCCACGTTGCGAGCACATTAATAGGTTTTCATATTCTAAATCGTAGTTTAATATTGATGCAACCTGATCTCCTATGTCATTTACCTCTACTAAAATAAATGCCTTATTATATCCCATTGCAATATCGTGTATTACATTCGGAAATAACATCGGTTTAATTTCATTATTCCGATACTTGCCTACAACTTTATATGGAAACTCTGTGATATCAAATACTAGAAAGGCAGAATAATCATTACCAAGTCCACGAGCAACATCGACTGTAATTAGATAATTATGATCTTTTCGAGGAACTTCATAGATATCAAGACCTGCATTTTTTTGTATTGGATCATTAAATACTAAATTTTTTAATTTTGATGGAGCGATAAGTGTATTAACAGAACCTAGAAACTCACACTCAAACTCGACCTTAAACTGTGCTTCCGATGTGTTGGCAATTGTTTGTTCTCTCCAGACTTGATCACGACCTGGCACCTCAGACCAGTGAACTTCTGTTGGTACATATTCATTTTTCTTTCTTTCAGCATCGTGCCACATACGATAGAAATGATTCATACCT